TCTTATAGTTTCCTATAAGTTCAGCGTACATTTTCATCCTAACTAGGATGTTCCATACTCTTGGGAGGATTATTACTCTCTTTAACGTTCACCTCCTACGCGTTACGGTGTTCAGCGATGAGCTGAGTTACCTCGGTATTAACATAGTGATTAATCACATTAGCCTTCACCGATTTTGCGGAATTTATAGTCGACCTTAGTTAATTTGACCGACACCACGAGCTTTCATTAAACAAGCATCTTTCATTAATCTCTTACAAAGATCTAAGTAATGGAACCATTGATACTGTGCAACATAGAAGTCAGGAAAGTCATATAAACGACCTGTACCTGCTTTTTGTACAGATTTCAAATTCATTAATTGATAATAGTTTAAAAAATAATAATGATCACCTGTAATTCTATATCCATTTACAGTTAAACCATCTCTACATTTAATGTATTCTTTAGTCCAGAAATCATTATAAGGTTTACTTTTAAACTTTAATGAAGTGTATAATCCAGTTCTATTATAAGTATCTCTTGCTTGAGTAAACCAACTTGGATCAAAATCTAAACCTTTCGTACTAGTGATTGGTTTATATCCAGTTAATTCATATGAAAGACTTGCGTCAAAAAATTCAATAGGTTGTTCGATTGGCACATCCCATTCAGAAGTAATCTAAGATTCTTGTTCAACTGGTTCTTCAATTACTACTTGTTCTTCAGCTTTAGATTGAACTTCATTTACTAGATTCTGAATCTCATCAGGTAATGGATTTTTTCTAGGTCTACCTCTTTTCTTTTTAATTTCTTCCATAAGTATTAAATATTAGGAATGAAACCTTCTGTAGCACCAGCACGAATTGAAGATTGCTCTGACAATTCTTTTTTAACCATTGATTCTAGTTCAATTAGTTCTTCATGTACTTTAGAAAGATTGCTAATTTCTACAATCAAATCTTTTACTTTAAATATAGGCTTATTAGTAACTGCATCACGTTCTTCTGGATCAACATTATTGAAGTAATCAATAAATTTATCAGTAGTATTTTGTGCAGCTTTTAATAGCTTCAAAGAACGATTCTCTTCTTGCATCTTTTTATATTTTCTACAAGCTGCTCTAAAAGTTGGATCATTCCATTCAGATTCAGTTAATTCAGCATCTCTTAAAGCTTCTTTATGTCGTTCTTGTTCTGTATAATCACTATAAGGACTTTTCCAACATATAGCTAAATAGATATATGTTAATTCTCTAAAAGCTCTTAATTTATGTTTTCCTGTTGGATCTTCCTTACATATATTCCTGTCATCTTTCATTAGTTCAGAAAATTCTTTTACTAAAAGAATTTCGGGTTGATTCAAATTAATTTTATTAGTCACATTATCATATAGGAATATATCTTGTATCATAATTATTTATTATTTTCTAGGTTGTTTAGTTTTTTGTTTAGCATGTTCCCATGCGTTTGCAGCAGATCTAAATCCTTTATCTATTCCTTTTATATATTTCTTAGTTAATTTAGGAGTAGTAATTGTTATCGCGGAATCACCTCGTTCAGGGTCTGCTTCTAATTCCATCATAGTATTATTAGGATAAAATCCTATCTAGTCAGTATAATAAAAATGAGGGTAAATAGATTCGTGAGTAGGATAATCATATTCCTCATAAACAGGTTGTTTAGTATATGTACCATCTCGATAATCATCAGTATTTACAACTTGTTTATAAGTATTATCTTTAGATGTATTACCTTTTAATTTTTTACCAATTTCTTTACCAAAAGTATATGCTCCCTTAGCTATTGGTTCTAAAAACCAACCACCTAACTAATTTTTCTTAATCTTGCGACCACATTTAAATGCTGTAACAGGATCTTTTATTTTATCGCCTTCACGAGCTTTTTGTGCTTTGATACATCTGTGACAAGTTTTACCACCAGCTTTGTAGTATTCAACTTGTTCATCAGCTCCACATACATTACGAAGAGAATTGATATATTGAAGTTTAGCTCCACGACGTGCTGATGGTGTACCAGTAGGTTGTTGCTGACCTCCACCTTGTAATTGTTGTGCAACTGCTTGAATCATCTGAGCTAATTGTTGTGCTTGTTCATTACCTTGTTGTGCAGCTTGCATAATTTGTTGAATCTGTTGAGTTGCCTATTCATCACCTTGCATTGCTGCTTGAACTAATTGTACAATTTGTTGTTGTGTTTGTTCGTCCATAATTATTTAATTAAAAGGTCTTTTGTTGAAAAAATTGCTTCTTGTAAAGTACCATCTGTTGTAAACCATCTGCATCTAATACCAATTAATACTGATTTTTGATCTTTCTTATTATCGTGTTTAAATAATGATGTTTCCTTTTTAACAACAATCATTATAGGTTTATTAGGAATATCCTAACGTAATGTAACACGATCTCCAGGATTAAAATAAATATTAGTCTCTTCCATTAATCTTATCAAATCTTTCAGTTAGACCTTCATTAACTACACAAATAGCTTGATTCTCAGCAATTGTATAGAATCCTTGTTTATAGAAAGGAACAGGCATTGCAGTTTCTTTACGATACATTACAATGTCACCAGGAACTATATACTTGACATCTGGACCAATTTCTTGTACAGCACCAGTAATAATCATTTGTTCCATTTCTTCAATTTTACCATTATCCATACTTTTGTATTGAGGAGCAAGACCACCAAGATCAGTAATAATACCAGTCTTTTTATCTTGTACAATACGCTGGAATGGATTTTGTGCAAATGGTTTAATAAGTATGCGAGCAAATAAAGGTTTAATTTCAATCTTTTCAATATCTGCACCAAGATTCTCTGCAACTTCTTGTAATCCATTTACATGTTTTTCAAAACGCTCTGTGTATTCGTCGACCTTATCATTGAAAGCATCTTCTTCTTTCTTTTTAAGAAGATTCTCAATTTTATCCTCAGCCATATTGAATCTTAATGATTCACCAGATACAACATCACGTGCAAGTTTCTCTTCATTAGTCAAATTCAGTCTTACTTTCTTTGTCATAATACATTAACATTTAAAATTTACATTTACCATTTACCTAAAGGACATCTAGCATTAACTAAGCGTGTCTTAGAGTTAAGCCTGCAACCGCACCCGTTCTTGTAGCCTTCCTTTTTGGTAACACTTACATCTCCTGTTTCTACATTTAACCATAATCTATCATTACATACTCCTCCTAACCTGTCTGAGTAAAGAGGACATCTTTTACATATTGCAACTCGACCCTAACTAATATCTTTGTTAAGGTCGAGCACTTCATTAATATGTCCTTTAATAATTTGTCCTATTTCCATATCTTAATAATCTATTGGTTTACGAGCAGCTCTTTGCTGTTCTATTATAAGTTGTTTTTTATAATATTTCAACATACGCTCAACATCTGATTTTAAGTATTCACAATGATATAATGTATTGTTACCATTGTGGTCATAATGATTTAATATAAGATCCTTAATAATAAAATCTGGATTAATTTTTTGAAGCATCCAAGCATAAGTAGAAAGCTGTAATGTATAATGATAAAAATTACAGTCCATTAAATTGTTTAATGGATATTTCATCTTAGCTTCAGATTTAGTACGAGTGTCAAATCCTGACTTAACGTCAATTTTTTCGTTAGTCTTGTGGTCTACTATTAAAATCTCGTTACCAGATTTGATGATTAAGTCAATCTGTCCTGCTAATCGAAGTGTTGAATCAGGACATTTGTAGTATATCAGGTATTCTGGATATACACCATATTCAATATCTAGTTCAGTGTAGTCTTTTTTGCACTCAAACTTGCCACCAACTCCAAATTTTTGTAAAGTAATGTCTTTAGGATTATTGTAAAAAGAATGTTCAATTTCTGAATGAATTTTTGTACCTCGCTCACAAGCAGCATTTTTCTTTTCTTCCCAGGCATCTAATATATCTTGTTGTTCTTTATTAAAAGCATCTTCAGATATATCATACATATCTAAGATGTTCTTATCGAATTTTTTCTTATTCAATAACTGTTTTTTCTCAAGAGACCACGATTCCTTTGGAAGAAGTTTTTCTAATGCTTTGTAAGCTGACCAGAAATCAGCATCAAAATCCTGCGTAAAACTATGAATTAAAGTAGTAACTGATATGTATCGTTCATTATCATTTACATCCCAATAAACATGTTCATCCTCAGAAAAGGCTATGGCTCCATTCTGTTTATCAATTTTCATTACTTTAATTATTTGTTATTTTGTTCTTCTTTAGAACTATTTTTGTTATTTCTAAAATTTCTAATCTTATATTTATATGTGTAATCTACTCCGAATAAAGCTCCACCAAAAGTACAAGCTTCACCGAACGCCGTCAGTACACTGCTATGAATTATACCCAACGGAGCAACCACGAATCCCGCAATAAGTAATCCACAACCAACTATTACGAGTAATAGAGCTGCACATAATTGTAAATTTAATTTAGTATCTCTAGACATAGTTTTTATAGGTTATGATTTAGTAAATCTAGTTGTAATTTATATGATTGTATAATATTATTTAGTTGTTAATTCATAGCTAAGCTTGTTTTGTTTTTAATATACAAATATAATTATTAAATTTGAATATTCAAAATAGTTTAAAGATTAAACCTAATTTTAAATGGATAATATTAATTTACAACAATTTGAAGAAGCTATTAACTCACTTCAGATTAAAAATACTGATGTATTATCTGGATTAAGTTTTAAAAATATACTTCTTCCAAAAATATTTAAAAAAGGAGGTAGTATTCACATTAAGAAAAAGAACAAAGGTAAATTTACAGATTATTGTGGGGGAACTGTGACTAGTGCTTGTATATAGAAAGGAAAGAATAGCTCTAATCCTATTACAAGAAAAAGAGCTACATTCGCTGACAATGCTAGACACTTTAAACATCAACTCGGAGGAATTTTAAAATTATTTAACAATGTTTGAAGATTTATTAGCATCTTACAATTTAACAACTCCTTCTAAAGAATTTAGTAAGAGAAAAGATAACTACTAGAACTACTTAGATATATCTGATACAGATAATCCATTAATTGATGATGAAGATAATCCTGTAAGTTAGTTTAAATCATATTTTAAAACTAATGGTAGTTCTACTAAGGATGATGATACTACAGATGAATTAATAAGTGATTTAGAGGATGTTGTAGAGAAAGCTAAAGACACTTAGAAAAAAACAAAGATTAAAACATCTTACAGTCCTGGAGCTAGATCTTGGCTATCAGCATATAGTAAAGTATCTGATCCTGATGCTAATCGTTATAAAAATGTTCTATTTAGATTAAGTTCTATAGAATCAAGTTACAATCCTCGAGCAAACAATGGTAATAAAGCATTTGGATATACATAGATGTATGAATCAGGTTCAACACATAATGTATCACATTATGCTGGTACTTCTACTAGAGACTTTTTAAATAATCCTGTATTACAATTATCATCTTCAGTAAAACTAATGAGAGATAATGATAAACACTTAACCTCATCAGTAATTGCTAGAGGTAGAGCTAAAGGTTTATCTGTTGACGATATGCGAGCTATTATGTGGTTCAGTGGTTCAGGAGGATTAGATGCTTACTTAAATGGACAAGACAGAAACGACGGTAAGACTAAAGTATCACAATATTTAACTCGATTTAGAAATGTCAAATCCCTTCGTTAGTGAATCAACATCAACTAAATCTTTTCAAAGTTCTGCTAAAGATAGTGCAGTTGATGCTAAAATAAGATTACGAGCTAAAAGAGATCATTATAGAAGAACAACTAATTAGCCTAACCTTTCAGATGAAGAAGTCGATAGGCAAATATATTTAAAAGAACATCCACAACAACCTGCACAAATTACTTCTGATACTAAACCTAAAAGATACAATCAAGAATAGATAAATGCAGAACATGAACAACAAGTAACCAATGTTGTTAATACAAATAGAAGTTTAAGATCTGTAGGATATTCTGATTTATCTGATAAACAAGCTGAACAACATCCAGAAGCTGTTGCACAAAATTTAAGATCAGCTAAAAATGATATTGCTGCAAAAGCAGGAACAGCTATGATATTTATTCCAGGAATGTAGTGGTTAAGAGGAGCTAGTCTTCCTGCTTATTATACAGTTAATACAGGATTAACAGCTTTATCTGCTAAAGATTGGTATGATAATGGAGCCAATTTCTGGAATGTAACTGGAACATTTGGAGGTGCTGGTGAATTAGCTAATGCTTTTAGAGTTCCTTTAGTTAATAGAGTTAGACCTTATTTATTAGCTAGAGAAATGAATAAAGCTTCTAGTAATGCTTCTTTAGACAATTCTTTAAATCTAAATGTAGGTTGGGGTCCAAAACAAACTGTTAAAGTAACACACAAATCT